CTGATGCTCCCATGCCCCCTGCGTTTGACCAGGCTGAGAACACAGCACCTATGGCTTCGCCTATGTCAACACCTGAAGAGAAGAAGGGTGAGCAGGAAAAGGCAAGACTTAACATTATGATGGCGCTCGACATGCTACAGCAGTCAATGGGCGCATTCGATCCCACTACACCTGAAGGCAAGACCATTGAGAAGGTCGTTGCCGAGATTACTCGCCGCTTTGGTGAGCGTGAGTCTGAGACTCGCCAACTCATTCCTGCCGAGATTCTTCAGATGATTCAAACTTTGCCGCAAGCGGGTGGTGCCACGCCCGGTCAAAGGTCAGCGATGATGGCACCTGTCGCGGGATCGTCCGCACCCCCATTACCCATGTAAGGAGATATAAATGGAACTGTTCAAACCGAAAGGTGCGCTGCAACCTCGTCGTCCTACCGACAATTCGCAGAATAATGGTCAAGTGGTCAATACCCCTCGTTTTTCACAAATGGGTGGTCTTGATAACGCGTCCAAGACTGGTAAGCGCAATGGCATGACTATGAGCAAGCCAGGCGACACCAAAAAAGTATATTGATTGACGAAAGGGGCTAAACCATGAGTCTTGAAAACTATTCTCCTGAAGCAATTGAGGAATTGGCAGCGCTCTCTAAGCGTTTGTCTGAGGACCCTTCTACCCGCAAGGAATTCTTGCGTCTGACCAAGAAGGTACACCCTGATCTGCCTGTTCCGGAAATTGAAATTGAAGAACAAGTAAATCGTCGTGCCGCCGCAGCCGAGCAAAAGGTCGCTGATATGGAGCAAAAACTGCGCCAGCGTGACGTGCGTGAAGAACTCAACAAACGTCGCAGTGCTTTGAAAGACAAAGGCTACGTTCAATCCGATGACGAAATTCTTGAGATTGAGAAGTTGATGACTGAAAAAGGTATTGCAAACCATGAGACTGCTGCCGACTATTGGCGTCACATGAAACAAGCCGCTGTGCCCACTCCTGGGTATCCGCAGCCTGTCATGTCTCGCCTTGACGTTAGCGGTTTTATGAAAAATCCAGTTGGTGCAGCGCGTGAAACTGCTGCTTCGGCTCTTGCAGAGTTGCGCAAGAATCCGAAACCAATCGGACTGTAATAGGTTTTAGGGGCTTTTTTTGAAACTTCGGAGGTAAATTATGCCTATTGGTGGCGGCATTCTTCCGGCTTCGGGTACTAATCAGTACAACGAGTTGACTTATGTTACTCGCAGGGCGTTTATCCCGAAGTTGGTCGTGCAAATCTATAACTCAACGCCCTTAATGGCGGCGCTGATCGCAAACAGTCAAACTGCTTCAGGCGGTGTGTCCTCTGTGTCAGTTCCCGTACAAGGTTCTCAATTCGTGAATGCTCAGTGGTCGGACTATAGCGGTTCGTTCGCGCAGCCTTCCGTTCAGCAAGGTGCTTACCAGGCTGAATTCAACCTCAAGTTGCTTGTTTCTCCCGTACCGTTCCTCGGCATGGAAGGCGCAGTGCAGCAAGACTATGCAATCATCCCGCTGATCGAAGCGCGTATGAACGACGCGACTAACGTGATGATGGATGCAATGGCAACGTCGCTTTATACCAACACCACGAATCAGCAACAGTTCACTGGCTTGCCTGCTGCGGTGGATGACGGTACTGGTACTGCCACATACGGCAATATCGACCGTAATACAAACACCTGGTGGAAAGCCAAGCAGTACGCTGCTGGATCGGTTAACCCAACCCGTCAAAACGTTCTTCAGTACATTTCCGGTACCGTCAAAAACGGTGCTGAAGTGCCTACTTTTGGCGTTTGCGGCTTTGGTACCTGGACATTGCTTGCTCAAGACTACGTTGGTCAAGAGCAGTACATGATTACTCCTGGTTCCGGCTTTGATGGTGATGCTAACGGTCCTCAGGCTGCGTTCCGCGCCCTGATGGTTGCTGGCGTGCCTATTTATCCGGACCCATATTGCCCTGAAGGTACTCTGTACTTGCTGAACTCGAACTATCTCTCGCTCTATATCCATGAGCAGGCATCGTTTGCGTTCACAGGCTTTGAGTCCACTTTGCCGAACTTCCAAATTGGATATGTTGGTGCCGTGTTGATGATCGCTGAATTGGTCAACACCAAGCCTAAGTCCATGACGAAGATTACCGGCTATAACTCACTTAGCCTGTAAGGAGGAATCATGTCCCTAGCAATTAACAAAATCATCCTCGCTGATGCAAACGCGAATACGGACGGTGCGTACTTTCAGACTGGTACTTTCAGCGTGGCTGCCAACAGCACCACAGTTGTAAGCGCCGGTACTTATATCGTTACGCCCACTGCAAACGTCGCTGTCCAGGTGAACACTAACTCTAACGGTAATGCCTTTACGACTTTCTTGGCAGCCAATACCGGTGGCGTTGTGATCTCTGACGGTACTAACGTTCGCTTGTCCAATGGTGACGCTAACAATGCCAAGACCGTTACTTATGTAACGATCAATGGCGGCGAAGCGGCTAACTCTACTTACGCGTAAGGAGGCACTATGGACGCAAATGCCGTTGGTCGTTCCTATCCTGACTCGTTTGGTAACTATCGCCTTGCAGAGCAAACCGGCGTAAGCCTGAATGCTACTGGCGATGCAACCACACTTGTCGCCCAGGCTGCGACCAAGTACATTGTGCGTCGTATAGTGCTGTCGAACTTCAGTGCAAGTGCCGCTAGTGCAAACGTCGGTGTTTTCACCGGCGCAAACGCTTCCGGCACGACCATTGCCGCAGACGCAACCATTAGTGGCGCTTCCGGCGCTACTAAGTTTGTTGATCTGACTCTTGCTTCGGCAGCAAATACAGACGTGCAAACTGCCCGTGTGCTTTACGTTAACGTGTCGGCTAATGCCGCAGCAACCTGCGACGTAGCCCTTTACGGAGATATTGTCTCGCTATGACCAGTAATGTTTTTGTCCGCAACAACGGAGATCAGACCTTTTCCGACGCTCATAATGGAGTGGTGTTTGACTTCGCTCCTGGCGTTGAAGTTGAAATTTCTGAAGTTGCTGCAAAACATATTTTTGGTTATGGCGACGACGACAAAGAACCATACTTGGTAAGACTTGGGTGGATGAAAATGAACACGGATTTTCCGCTGGCTATGGAAAAACTTGGGAAGTTTTCGTTCAGTCGAGAGCCTTCCAAGCCCGTCCACTTGTCAGCCCCGGTGGTGGAACGAGTAGCCGCCCCCTTGCCTAAAGCACGGGGTGCGGCGAAAGTTGCAGTGACAGAAAATGAGTAACTATGGCAACGACGTTATCGGGGTATATCACAGAAACCCGACGTTTATTGCATGACGTTAACGCTAACTTTTGGACTAATGCGGAGTTAACTGATTACATAAACGACGGACGCAGTACGATGGTGAGGGACACCGGGTGCAACCGCGTCCTCCAATCCTACACTGCGCCTTACAACGTTGAAACCATTGACTTCTCTGCACTTCCGGAGGGTGTCAATACGATTGATGTTTTGAATATCAATCTGTACTGGGGTAACTCTCGCGTTCCCCTGTACTACCTGCCTTGGACTGACTTTAACGCTCAGTTGCGTTACTGGCAGAACTACACTGGGCGCCCGATTGGGTACTCAATGTACGGACCCAAAAAAGTATTTATTGGTCCGAAACCTGATCAAGCCTATGTGATGGAACTTGATACGGTGGTCTTGCCGCTGCCTTTGGTTAGCCTGGCAGACGTGGAAACCTTGCCTACTCCGTTTACGGAAGCAGTGCCTTTCTACGCAGCCTACATTGCCAAGTACCAGGAACAGTCTTATGGCGAGGCTGAGATATTCAAAGCAGAGTACACCAAGCACGTCTTGGAAGCGCTTAATACGACATTTACCCGCAGACTTCCGACTCCTTATGTAGCGGGGTACTGATATGGCTGCGGTCGAGCAACAAAAAAAATACGCTGTAGTCAAAGACTTCAAGGGTATCAATACCAAAAACAACCGTACCGTAATTGATGACGGTGAATTTGGCTGGCTTGAAAACGCCATGCCTATTGGTTTTGGTAACTTGCGGATTATTGAAGGTAATGAGCAGGTTAACGTTACCTGGTCTCAAGACGTTACTTTTCTTGGCTCAGTTAATATCAACAATAACGAGTATGTCCTTGGATTCCAGGATGACGGGTCGGCGCAATATGTCAATTTGACCAATGGCACAATCGGCAACATTGCCGCTGCTGGCACATTTTCCAACTCAAACGTAATGATTACGCAGTGGAAAAATGAGCGTGCATTGATTATTGATCCTGCTAATGGTTATAAAACCTGGGATGGCACAAACTTGCATAACGTAGGTAGTGTCAATTCCATCACGATTAACAATGCCGG